CTGTCTGGATTACACCGGCCTGGGCATCGGCTGGGGCGACGACGCGAAGAAGAAGTTCGGCGAATACCGCATCGAAACCGTGACCTTCACCCCCCATGTCAAGGAGGCCCTGGCCTATCCCGTGCGGGGGACGATGGAGGACCGGAGGCTGCGGATTCCCTACGATCCCAAAATCCGGGCCGATCTGCGGTCCGTAACGAAGGAAACGACGGCGGCGGGAAACATCCGCTTCACGGCGGAACGCTCGGAAGACGGCCACGCCGACCGCTTCTGGGCCCTGGCCCTGGCGATTTCTGCGGCGGGTACTGACATCGGCGGCCCGGTGGAATATCAGGCCGTCTCCCGAAGACGGTTCTCGACAACATCTGATCAATCGCCGACGGGCGTCTATCGACAGCGAGGTGCTTACTGATGGCAATACTATTCGATCAATTCGGGCGGGAAATCCAGGTCGAAAAACGACCGGAAACCCGGCAGATCGCCGTGACGACGATCCGGGACCGGTGGAGCAATTATCCGTCGCAGGGGCTGACTCCCGAACGGCTGAGTGCGATCTTCAAGGAGGCCGACGGCGGGGATGTGGCCCGGCAGGCGGAACTCTTCGAGGAAATGGAAGAGAAGGACACACACCTGTTCTCGGAGCTGCAGACCCGGAAGAATGCCGTCCTGGGGCTGGACTACGACATCACGCCCTGGTCGGAATCCGCCGAAGACCGGAAGATCCGCGATTTTGTAGCCGACTGCCTGTTTTCCCTGGAACCCCTGGAGGAATCCCTGCTTGATTTGCTGGACGCCGTCGGCAAGGGCTATGCTCTGTCGGAGATCCTCTGGGGATTCGACGGCTCCCGTGCAGTGATTGAACGCCTGGAGTGGATTCACGCCAAGAAAGCGGTCTTCTACGAACGAGGCGCTGATATTACAGCCCGGAGCTTCGAGGTTCCCCGGATACTCACGGAAGCGGAGCCTGTTTACGGGGAGATTATGCCTCCCTTCAAGCTCGTCTATCATAGATACAAGGCCCGCTCAGGATATGATACCCGCGCGGGAGTGTTGCGGGTTTGTGCCTGGATGTACCTCTTCAAGAACTATGTATTGAAGGACTGGGTGGCCTTCGCCGAAGTCTTCGGCATGCCTCTGCGCCTGGGGAAATACGATCCGCTGGCAGGCAGGGACGAAAAGGACGCTCTGCTTGCCGCCGTCCGTTCCCTGGGTTCCGATGCAGCGGGGATCATTTCGAAGAATACGGAGATCGATTTTATAGAGTCCGCCAAGGCCACAGGGGCAGACAACCTCTACGATGCACTGGCGAATTTCTGCGATAAACAGATGTCCAAGGCCATTCTCGGCCAGACTGCGACGACGGAAGGCACCCCGGGCAGGCTGGGCAACGATGATGTCCAGGACAAGGTGCGCCATGACCTGGTGGTGGCCGACGCCGAAGCCCTGTGCAGGACGATCCGTTTTCAGATCATTCGCCCCCTGGTGGGGTGGAACTTCGGCTGGGACAAGCCCTTGCCGTGGTTCAAGATTTTCCATGAACAGCCGGAAGACCTCAAGACCACCTCCGAAGTTTACGTCAACTTGAGCAAGATCGGTTTTTACCCCTCTGCCGAGCATGTGGCGGAAAAGTTCAAGATCCCGATGCCTCAGAAAGGGGAAACGATCCTGATGCCGCCGGAAAAGGCGGAGCCTCCGGCACCCGTAGCGAACAAAACGCCGGGAACTCGGGTCATCGCCGCCAAGGATGGAGCGACGGAAGCGGAAAAGGACGCCGCCGACCTGATCGCTGACCGTCTTGGCCGGGAAAGCATGGCCCTGACGGATGAATTCTTCCTGACGCCGCTCAAGCGGCTCGTGGAAAAGGCGGAAAGCCTGGAAGAGCTTCGGGACAGCATCCTGGATCTCTACAGCGGCATGGACCCGGCAGACCTCGGCGGCTTGATGGCGCAAGCCATGATGATCGCGGATATGGCGGGCCGGTATGAGGTCGGCGATGGCAATTGATCCGGCACTGTCAATAGTTTTTAAACTGCCTTTCCAGGAGCAGGAATCGTTCTTTAAAAACAAGCTGAACATCCCCACGGCCCGCTGGGACGATCTGTGGAAAGGTCAGCACGCCAGAGGATTCATGATCGCCGGGGCGATTAAGGCCGAGCTTCTTGCGGATTTCCGGACCGCCGTGGACAAGGCGATCAGCGACGGCGTCACCCTTCGGGATTTCCGCAAGGACTTCGACCGTATCGTGGCGAAGCACGGCTGGAGCTACAACGGTTCCCGCAACTGGCGCAGCGAAGTGATCTACTCCACGAACATCCGCACGGCCTACGCCGCCGGACGCTGGGCGCAGCTTACCGATCCGGACATGCTGAAGTTCTACGGCTTCCTGGTTTACCGCCACGGCGACAGCATCCATCCCCGCCCCCTGCATCAGTCCTGGGACGGCACGACGCTGCCGGCCAACGATCCCTGGTGGGATTCCCACTACGTCCCCAACGGCTGGGGATGCAAGTGCAAGGTCTTTGCCGCTACGAAAGAGGAGTGGCAGGCGGCGAAAGAGAGCGGCAAGGGCGAGGCCCCTCCTTCTCCCATCGACCCGAAGACGGGCGAGCCGGTGGGGATCGACAAGGGTTGGGGCTACAACGTGGGCAAGGCGTCCGGGAAGGATTACCGGGTTTTGAGCGACAAGTTCGAGACGCTTCCCGCGGATATCGCCCGGAAATGGATGGACGAATTTCTGAAAGGCCCGACCTTCGAACGCTTCTTTGCCGGCAGGATTAAGGCTGATTTCCCGGTGGCGGTGCTGGGTGAACGGGAGCGCCGAATTCTGGGAGCGGTGTCGCAAACCGTTTGGCTGTCTGAAGAAAGCCTGCGGAAAAATCGGGGACTGATTGCCGGGAATCCCGGACATCCGGAGTTGACCCTGGCCGAATATCAACTGCTTCCGGAGATCGTCACGGACCGGGCGGAGGTCATTATAAAAGACGGCGCCACCACGATGGTGTTTGTCAAACTCGCCGGTCGTTTCTACCATGCGGCGATTAAGACCACGAAGAGCAGGGCGGACGTGTTTTTAACCTCCTTTCGAAGGGTAGACGATGTAAGGCGGGAAGTGGATAGGATCAAACGGAAAACAGGTGTCGTTGTGGTGAAGGATGAACTGTAAAAGGCTTCGGGTGGGGCCTCCCATTGAACCCCACATATCAGTCCGCCTGGCGGCGTCTTACGGCCGGGAGAATGTCACCGTGTCACCGAAGCCTTAATAAGAATATCAGCCCCTTGCGGTGAAAAGTCAAGGAGAAACGGCAGATGCCCGACATCACCATTCGAATCGACGACAAACCCGTCCTGGACGCCCTCAACCGCCTGTCCCGGAAAATGGGCGACCTTTCCCCGGTTCTCAGGGTGATCGGCGAGGAACTGGTGAAGTCCACGGAGTCGCGGTTCAACAGTCAGGGTCCTGCTCCCGACGGCGCCCGGTGGGCGGCGCTGTCCCCGGCCACCCTGAAACGGAAGAAGCATTCCAAGATTCTGACGGAGCTGGGGTACCTCCGGGGGAGCATCCATTCCCAGATGATCGGTACGCATGCCGTGGCTGTGGGGACGAACAGTGTTTACGGGGCGATTCATCAGCTCGGCGGAACTGCAGGAAGGGGCCGCAAGGTTCGCATCCCCGCCCGGCCCTATCTGGGGATCAGCCCGGAGGACAGCGGGCGGATTGCGGGGATCGTGGAACGGTATCTGGAGGGCAAGGTTTAATGCTTTTTCACTTAGCTTCTTAAGCCACACTTTAAGGGGTTCATTTTATGAAGAAAATGAACGTTGACCGTCCGGAAAAACGAAATCGGTGACAGACTGGAGGACCCTTTTGAGGTCTTTTGGCGGAAAAACGACGCTCAAATTTGCCCTGTAAGCGGTTATCTGTGTCAGGCGCGATCAAACCTTCGCGCGAAAAACGATCTCAAAATTTAAAGTATGTTTAAAGCTATTTCCGGGGAAATTGCAGTCTGAGTCAGGAGGGGTTTTGACGATGGGAGAGAAAATCCGGGTTCTTTTGAAGGAAATGACGGGAGTGCCCGGGGAATTCCAGGTACTGCCCGCGGGCAGGATCGACATGAAAGGTTACGGGTCGGCAACCCTGGACGAAGCCGGCGCGACGGAGATCATCGCCGAGTTCGCCAGACGCGGCCTGGATATGGTTATCGACTACGAGCACCAGACCTTGAAGGACAGCCAGGCCCCCGCGGCGGGATGGATCAAGGCGCTGACCTGGAAGGGCTCCGATGGACTCTGGGCGGTCGTGGACTGGACGCGGCAGGCGTCGAACTATCTGGCCAACAGGGAATACCGGTATTTTTCCCCGGTGGTGCTCATCGAGGAGGCGTCGGGACGGATTGTCGCCATGCTTAACGTGGCCCTGACCAACATGCCCCGGATCGACAACCTGAAGCCCCTGGTGGCGAAATGGAATTTAACCGGAGACGGGGAACCCGCCTCCCAAAACAAAGCGAAGGAGATTGTCATGATCGAAAAATTGAGGAAACTCCTCGGCCTGGCGGACGATGCCGGGGAAGACAAGGTTCTCGAAGCGGCGACCCTGGCCGTCAACACGGCGAAGGAGGCGGGCGGCAAGGGGGAAGTCGTCGCCTGCAGGGAAGTCCTGGAGGCCCTGGGAGCGAAAGAGAATGCAGACAGGGAAGAGGTGATCCGGATCGTCGCTTCCCTCAAGACCCCCGGTGACGTCGCCGTGCAGTTAAGCCACCAGGTGGCTGAGCTCACCCGGAAAATCGCCGAAATGAATCAACAGGATCTGATTGCCCTGTCCCTCAAGGAGGGGAAGACCTCTCCCGAAGAACTGGACAAGTGGGGGCGGGACCTGGCCCTGAAAAATCCGGATCAGTTCAAACTCATCGTCCTGTCCCGTCCCGCGGGAAGCGTCATCCCCGTGGAAGGGCTGCGCGTTCTGAAAGACTCCGATCCGGGGAAGATGGACGATGCACAGAAGAGCATCAACGCGATGATGGGCATCGATGAAGACACGTTCAAAAAATACAACCAGTAGCCCTGAGCGGGGGAAGGAGGAATAGCATGACTGCTTTAGCAGATGACAAGAAAACCGAATACCGGGAAGGCGTCGAGATTTCCATTCCTGTCGATGACGGAGACAAGATTTATGCCGGCGCGATGGTCTGCGCCAATGCCGACGGTTACGCCGTTCCCGGCGCCGATACGGCAGGGTTGATCTTCATGGGCATCGCCCGTGAACAGGCCGACAACGCATCCGGCCAGGACGGCGACATCAGTGTCCTGGTCCGTCGGCGCGGCCTGTTCAAGATGTCCTTTGCTACGGCGATTACCGAGGCCAACGTGGGAGACAGCGTCTATATTGCCGACGATCAGAATGTCGATCTGGTCGGGAACGTGACCAACGACATTTTCGCGGGAATTATTGCCGAATACATCGACGCGACCCACGCCTGGGTGGACATCGAACCGGCCGTCCGGCAGTCGGATGCCGCCGCGCACATCGCCGACGGGAACGCCGCCCATGCAGCCAGCGCGATCTCCATTGCCGACGCGGGATCGTTCACCTCCCAGACCGAAGTGGAGGCGGCCCTGCAGGAGATTTACCAGCATCTGAAAAGCGCGAAGGGGATTATCGATATCCCGACCCCGTATTTCACGAATGCAGGCGTAGCCCTCGCCGCTTTTTCCGACGGCGACAGCGCCACTCCCGGATTCTGTGTCACGGAGAAGGGTCTGGGTATCCGCTGGAACAACCACGCCACGCCCGGCGCGGTGGGAACGAAGGTTATCGTTCCCCCTGACATGGATGTGACCGCGAACGCGGTTCTGCACGTCCTTGCCGCAAAGACCGGCGCAACGGTTGGCGACGCCACGAAGTTCACCATCGCGGCTTACAACAACGTGGTTGACGCGGCCTACGACGCGGATACCGACTTCGGTGGCGACACCAGCGCCATGACCGGTGACGCCACGGCCAAAACGGTCCAACACGAGACGCTCACCCTGGCCCTGGCCAACCTGGCAGCCTATCCGGCGGCGATGGAGTTGACCATCAAACCGAAGGACGGCACGCTCGGAACGGACGATGTGATCCTGCTGGCGGTCTGGATCGAATACAAGAAGAAGCTGCTGACGGCGTAACATGAACCATGAACCGGGAGAGAGCGCCGCTCTCTCCCGCAAACCGGAAAAGGAGTGCATGACATGATTGTCAATCAAGCGAATCTGCAGGGAATTTACAAATCCTTCAACACGATCTTCAACCAGGCATTCGATGCTGCCCCCAGCCAATGGCCCCTGGTGGCCATGCAGGTGCCGTCCACGGGGCGCAGCGTGGATTACAAATGGCTGGGCGATTTCCCCATGATGCGGGAGTGGCTCGGCGACCGGGTTTTAAAGGACCTGTCCGCCTTCAAGTACGAAATCACCAACAAGGACTATGAATCCACCATCGAGGTGGACCGCAACGATATCGACGACGATCAGATCGGCGTCTACACGCCCATGATTCAGGGGCTTGCCCAGGCCGCGAAAGTGCACCCGGACATCCTGGTCTTCGCCCTCCTCAAAGCGGGATTCGACACGGGATGTTTCGACGGACAGTATTTTTTCGACAGCGATCACAGCGTCAACGGCGCTTCCGTTTCCAACACCGGCGGTGGAGACGGAACTCCCTGGTATCTCCTCGATCTGTCCCGGCCCATCAAGCCCATCGTCCTGCAGATAAGGAAGCGCCCCCAGTTCGTCGCGATGGACAAACCGGACGACGAGAATGTCTTTATGCGGAAGAAGTTCCGTTACGGTGTGGATGACCGGAAAAATGTCGGCTACGGTCTGTGGCAGCTTGCCTACGGCAGCAAGCAGACCCTGGACGCGACAAACTATGCCGCGGCCCGGGCGGCCATGATGGCCTTCACCAACGACGAGGGCGTGCCGTTGGGCATTACGCCGACCCACCTGGTGGTCCCCCCGACGCTCGAATCCAACGGCCGGACCGTTGTGGAAGCGCAGTTCGACGCCAACGGGGCAAGCAACGTATGGTACAACACCGCGAAGCTGGTGGTTGTGCCCTGGCTGGCTTAGTCGACAACCAATAAACAGGCGGTGGCATGTCCCACCGCCTGAGTTACAAGGAGAAGGACGATGATTCGTATCAGAAGCAAAAGGGCTGGCTTCCGCAGATGCGGAATAGCTCACCCATCGATGACCGTTGAATATCCGGACGGCCGGTTTTCCAGGGAAGAACTGGCAGTGTTGAAAGCTGAGCCGATGCTGCTGGTGGAGGAAATCGAGGAGGAGGAAAATCCCGGTCCGGAAACAGAAACAGGGGGCGGGGGAGAGAAAAATCCCTCTGCCGGAGAAAACAGAAAAGAGCAGGTCAAAACCGGAAAGAAAGGTAAGACATCGTAATGGCTTACTGCACCCAGGAAGAGTTGGAACAGCTGGTTCCGGAACAGGATCTGATCCAGTTGACCGACGACGCGATCCCCCCCGCGGCGATCGACGCGGACAACGTGGCCCGCGCCATTGCCGATGCCGGGGAACTCATCGACGGCTATCTGCGGGAGCGCTATACGCTGCCTCTGGAGCCCGTTCCCGGTCTGCTCAACACCCTGGCCGCGGACATCGCAGTCTGGCGGCTCTACGCCCGGAGGGCGAACATCGACCCGATGGAGGGCGTCAAGGAACGGTACCGTAACGCCCTGAAGCTGCTGGAGCAGATCCGCGACGGCAAACTCGCTCTCGGGGTTGGGGCGCTGACCACCCCGGAGACAGGCGGCGGTTCCGCTGCCGTCTCCACACCGGGAAATCGCATCTTCACCCGCGTCACCCTGAAAGGATACTGAGATGCTCAGCGAAATCGAAGAGGCAATCGCCGCCCGGATCAAGGAGAAGCTCGCCGCCGCGGCGGGTTATGTGGCCGTGCAGCGGGGAACGGAAGGGATTCCGCAGCCGGCGGTCTATGTCTCCCTGGAAGAAGGGGCCTTCGAGAAGGTGTCCTCCGATTCGTTCCGCCAGACGGTGAAGGGGTATGTGGACATCGTTTTTTCCCATCTGGGAAACGAGGAGCAGCGCCGCCGGGGGATCTATCCGATCCTGGAAGGGATCGTCCAGACCCTCCTGCTCCAGACCCTGGGGCTGGGGATTGCCCCCCTGAGGCCGAAGGCCTTCCGGAACGTCACGTCGGAGGCCCTGCGGGCGAAAGGCCTGCTGGTTTATTCCCTGGAATTCGAGACGGGCTGCCATCTCCGGAAACTGGACGAGGAGGCGGCTGCCGATCTCCTGCGGGTGGGGCTGAACTATTACCTGCAGGATCCCGAGGACGACGAGGTGGCCGATGCAGCCGATCTGATCGGCGAACCGGCCCCCGAACCGGAGCCGTAACACCAACGATCATCTCATAAAAGGAGAAAGCTCATGAAAGTGCTGGCCAAACCGGGCGCGAAATGCCCGATGGAACACAAACCCCGGGCGTACATCACGGACTCCGTTCCCGTGGACGTTCCGGATTCGATCTATTATCGGCGGCTGCTCGCCGACGGCTCCCTGATTTTCGCGGGAGCGGACGCGGCCGTAGAACCGGGAGGTGAAAAGTAATGGCATCGGAAAACATTTCCTTTGATTCCATCCCCGCGTCCATCAGGAAACCGGGGAAGTATTTCGAGTACAACACCAAACTGGCCGTGCGCACCCTGCCGGCCAACAGGCAGCGCCTGCTCATTGTCGCCCAGCGGCTGAGCACCGGGTCGGTGGCGCAGAAAGTGCCGGCGCAGGTCTTCTCCGACTCGGAAGCGGCCGCGTATTTCGGCGAGGGCTCCATCGCCCACCTGATGGTCCGGGCGGCGATCAAGGCCTATCCCTATCTGGATCTTTCCGTCTGCGCCCTGGACGATTCGGCCACTAATCCCGTCGCCCGCGCGGAAACCCTGACCCTTGCCGGCCCGGCGACGACGTCGGGAGTCATTGCGCTTTCCGTCGGCAATGTCGTCATTGAAGTGGGCATCGCCACCGGGGATACGGCGGTCGAAATCGCCACGGCGATCAAGGCGGCCCTTGACGCCGGATATCCCGATCTGCCCTTCACGGTTTCCCAGGGAACCGCTCCCAACGACCACATCCTCACTTTCACGGCCAGGAACAAGGGAACCGTCGCCAATCAGGTGGACTTCGCCGCCGAGGCGACCGCATCCGGCGTGACGGCGGCTCTGGCCGAAACGACCCCCGGTTCCGTCGATCCCGACATCGACGACGCCCTGGAAGCGGTATTCGCCGAGGATTACACCCTCATTGCGACCCCATTCAACGATCAGACCTCCCTGACGGCCCTGCGGGATCATCTGGACAGCGTCTCCGGCCCGATGGAGCAGCGGCCCGCCGTTGGGATTTACGGATACGACGGGGTGCTCGCCGACTGCACGACCCTGGCGGGGAACATCAACTCCGGCCGCATCCTGTGCGCCTATCTCCGCGGAACGAAATCCCCCGCCTACGAGATTGCGGCGGCAATGGCGGCGGTCATGGCCTCCGAGGAAGACCCGGCGCGGCCCCTGAACACCCTGGAGTTAAAGAAGATCGCGGCACCCCCCGTGGCCTCGCGCCTGTCCCGGACGGAGCAGGAAAGCCTCCTCTATAACGGCGTCACGCCCCTGGAAGTGGGGCCCGGAGAAAAGGTGCAGATCGTCCGGGCGATCACGACCTACATCCACGATCCCCAGGGCATCGATGACGTCTCCCTGCTGGATGTGACGACCATCCGCACCCTGGATTACGTGCGCAAGGCCTGCCGGGAACGGATCGCCCTGCGCTTCCCGCGGGAAAAGCTCTCTTCGAAGACCCCGGACAAGGTACGCGATCAGCTCCTCGACGTCCTCTATTCCCTGGAGTCGCTGGAAATCGTGGAGGAAGTGGACGCCAACGCCGCCGGTCTCGTGGTGGAACGGGATCTCCAGGACGTCAACCGCCTCGATGCGAAGATCCCCGTGGACGTCGTCAACGGCCTGCATGTCTTTGCCGGGCGCATCGATCTCTTGCTGTAAGGAGGGTTAAATCATGTCTGAACTGTTTGTATCCCGGGTGCTCCTGGAAGTGAACGGGCAGAGCGTGACGGACTTCGCGTCCGTCGAGGAAAACGAATACGAGGTTTACAAACCCGTGAACCTCATGAACGGGACGGGCCACTTCAAGACCACGGAACGCTATGGGCTGAAGCTGGACTACGTCGTCCCCGCCGACGGCGAGGAATTCGATTTCAACAGCGTGGCCGGCGGCGTGATCACCATCGACAAGCAGAACGGGAAGCGGACCACCTATACCGGCGTCTATGTCACCAAGATCGGCGCAGCCAAATACGGCGATGACAAGGAAGTCGTCAAGACCATCGAGTTTTCCGCGAAGGCCAGAAAGGAGAATTAGCCCATGCTGACGGAAAAGGGAAGTCTTCCCGTGGGGATTGAATACGCGGGGAAAGTGCACCGGGAGTTCGAAATCCGGGAGCAGCGGGTCCGTGACCTGGTGGCCGTCTACGACAACCCGGAAACGGCCAGACGGGCGGAAAGCAACGACGCATTCATGGGCTTGTGCATTCTGGCCGGCCAGGTCGTGTCCCTGGGGAGCCTCCCGGCGGAAGCGATCACGCCCGAGCTGATCATGGATATGGCGCAGGAGGATTTCAACGAACTGAGCGCGGCGGCGAAGCGGCTGGAGGAACGCCGCAAATCCTTTCGCGGCGAGGCGTAGGGACACGTACCGGAAGATCGTCGCCCTGCTGAAGCTGGGCGTCGATTATCCGTCGATTCTGGCCATGCCCCTCGGCGAGGCGGAGAACCTCCTGGAGGTCTGGCACGAGATGGTCAACCCGGAAGAGAAAAGGTCCGTGAAATACCGGGTGAAGAGGGATTGATACCACCATGACGAACATGAAGGTCTTCCTGGAACTGGTCGCAGATTCCCGCAGGATGAAAGACGGGATGAAACAGGGCGAACGCGCCATGTCCGGTTTTACGCACAAGGCGAAGGCGGAAATGGCGTCGCTCCGGAATGCCGTCGGCAGCCTCCAGGGCAGGCTTGCCGGGCTGGGCGTGTCGATTGGAGCGGGCGCCCTGATGTGGCAGTCGGCCAATCTGGACAAGTCTCTCACGCAGATCGGCCAGACGGCGGGCGCAACGGCCCTTCAGGTGCGGCAACTCCGCGGCGATCTGTTCCGGCTGGGAAAAGACTCCGGGCAGGATGTGGATAACCTCAAGGAAGGTTTCAATGTCCTGGTTCAGTCCGGACTGAACATGAAGGAAGCGAAGGCGACCCTGGAAGGGGTCAACACGGCGATGGCGGTCACCGGCTCCGAGGCCCGGACACTGGCCGGTGGTCTCACCGTGGCGTCAACGGCTTTTCAGTTCGATCTGGCCAAACCGGGGCTGGCCCTGGAACTGCTGGACAAGATGACCGTAGCGGGGCGGCTGGGGAATGCCGAACTGGAAAACCTGTCCGGTATTTTTGCCCGCGTGGGGGTCAACGCCGCCTCGGCGGGAATGAACTTTGACGCGACCCTGGCCTTTGTCGAGGCGCTCTCCCAGATCGAACGGGAGCCGGAGAAGCTGGCTACGCTGGCAGACAGCACTCTGCGCGTCTTCACCAATTTGAGATATATGGCGGAGGCCCAGAAGGCCACGGGCGTCCGCTTCTTCGATGCCGAGGGGCAGCGTCGGGACGCGATGGCCGTCCTGGAGGACATCCGGAAGAAATACAAGACGTTGACCACGGATGCCCAGCGGGCCGAATTCGTGCAGAAAGCCTTCGGAAAGGCGGATCTCGACACGATCAAGGGATTCAGAACCCTCTTGAGCGGGAACTCCCTGGACGACGTCCGCCGGTTTTCCCAGGAGATCGGCCAGGCGGGTGGGACACTGAAGCGGGACATGAAGGACGCCACGGCGAATCTCGTCGATCAGGCAGGCCGGTTGAAGGCTTCTCTGCGGGAAGCGGCGGACGGGTTTGCCGCTCCAGTCAACAAGGCCCTGGCGGATCTGATTGCCTGGAGCATGGCAGGCAAAAAGGACGGTGGACTGGGTCTGTCGGGCAAGGAGATGCTCGGCTATGGGGCAGGAATCAGCATCGCAACCATGCTGGCCGGTCGGTATGGCGGGAAGGCAATCGGGGGATTCCTGAAGAAACGGGCGGGAACGGCGGCGGGCATCGCTGAAGGAAAGGCCGTGCAGGCCGCCACGGGTGTGACGCCTGTCTTCGTGACGAACTGGCCGGGAGGATTCGGGGGAGCAGCCCTGGAGGCGGCAGGTGCGGGCGCGGTTGCCAGAACGGGCCTGGGAACCCTGAAAAAACTGGGAGGAAACGCCCTGAAATTCGCCCCGGCGGCGGGCGTCTGGGGTCTGGGAGCGGGAACATCAGCCCTGGCAGGCTACGGTATCGGCAACCTGCTTAACCGGGGTCTCGGCTGGCTGTCCGGAAAGGCCAGCGGCGGAAAATACAAAGGGGAAGGCTGGCTGGGCGACATGCTTTACAGCCTGGTGCATAAGGAGAAAAAACAGGAAAACAAGATCAATCTCTCTATCCGGGTTGACCAGTACGGCCGGGTGATCACCAACTCGAACGACATGAATACGACACTGAACGTAAGCATGGCAAGGGGGGCCTTCTAATGGCCGCCGAACTGAACGTCGGAGTTCTGGCCGGCATTCCCCTGGAAATGGAGATGCTCGACGATTCCTTCGCCTGTGCCATCGCCCGGTACGCCTATCCCTTCGCCGACGGCGCGGATCTGGAGGACATGGGCCAGCGCGCCCGCATGGTGCGGGTGCGGGCGTACTTTTACGACAACGCCGAAAAGGACACCTACGATGACCATATCGCCCTGATCTCCCTCCTGTCCGACCGGAAGCTGGTGGATTTCGAACACCCGAAGTACGGCCTGATGAAAGGCAAGATCGAGGAGCTCAACGTCCGCCACGACGACCGTCAGCGGTGCGCCGAGGTGGACATCGCCTTTGTCGAACAGATGCGGGGAACCATCGAGCCCCTGACGCGGCCCGCGGTCCTGTCCACGGTGGAGGAGGCGTACATCGCCGGGCAGGAAGAACAGATCGCCGCCCTGCGGGAGGACCTTCTGGGGACGATCCCCGTCACGGATGCCGCCGTCCTGACGCAGATCCTCGATGCCGCCTCGACGATGCTCTCTCAGGTGCAGGGCTTTTCCGCGGATCTCCGCAACGTGGTGGGCGCGGTGGAAACTTTGCTCGGCACGGCGGAGGCGACCGTCGCCGATGTCACCAGTCCTGTCGATTCCCTTCAGTCCACGCTCACCTATGACCTGACAATCCCCGGCCGCATCACGGGCGGTCTGGCCGCGGCGCTGGAAAAGACCGCCCGTCTCTGCGATTCATTGCGTAACTATCCCGCCCGGTATGTGCAGAGCCTCGATCTGGCCATGAAGGATCTGGAGGACTCCTTCGACAATCCGGCCGGTTCTCTTTCCGGATCAGCGGAAACGGATGCCGGCAGTGTCATGGCATCCCACCTGCGGATTGCCTGCGCCCAGAGGATGGCCCTGGAAACGGCGCAGGTGTTCGAGGAGGATCAGACCGCCTTTACCGATCCGGACGATGCGGATGATTATGAGGTGCTGACGCTGCCGGAACTGGAGCAAACCCTCGCTGTCGCCCGCCGCCGTCTGGATGAGGCCGTGGAGGCGGCGCGGGAGATGGGGAGTCTCAAGGAGATGGCGAAAGCCCTGCTGGAGCATGTCAACGCCGTCCGGCTGGAGCGGGAAAAGATGAAAGCGGTGCTCCTGGACAATCCCCTCCCCCTGCATCTGGTCTGCCTGCGCTACGGCTTGCCCTGCAAGGATGCGGAGAGGCTGCTTAAGGTCAACCGGGGGATCCGGAACCCGAACTTCGCCTCCGGGGAGGTTCTTGTCTATGTCCGATAAGATCTCCCTCCGGATCGGGGACAAGGCTATCGAGCATTTCCTTTCCTACAGCATCGACACCGACCTCTACACGCCGGCGGACGCCTTCCGGATGGAGCTGTCCGCACCGGAAACACAGGTTGAGGCGGGGATGCGCTGCGAGGTCTGGGTCAACGATCAACGGGAGCTCACGGGTATCATCGACCGGGTGACCCGCCGGGTCACCGAGCACGGTCAGACCCTCTCCGTGGAGGGCCGCGACCTCATGGGGCTGCTCGTGGATTCCTGCTGCGAATCGTTTGTATCTGTTAAGAACAAGTCTCTCAGGGAGCTGGCCGCGCTGCTGCTGCGCGCGGTTCCCTACATCAACAGGAAGGCCGTCGTTTATCAGTCTGCCGCCTCCGGCAAGGCGAAAACCACGACGGATCTCCTCGATGAGCCGCAGACGATCACGCAGATCGAACCGGGGATGACCGTCTTCGAAGTGCTCAAGGCCGCCGCGGTATCCCGCGGCCTGCTCTTCTACTCCCTGCCCGACGGGACTCTTGTTTTCGGCAGGCCGAAGGCGAAAGGGGAACCGGCCTTTACGCTCCAGTTGACCCGGGATGGGAAGGGAAACAACGTCATCGAAAGCGAACTGGCGCAGGACATTTCCCGCCGCTGGTCGAAGATTACGGTGCTCGGACAGCGGCAGGGGCAGGACAGCTTCGGCGCGGACGCGACGGCGATCAGGACCGGAGCGTCCCGCACGGATTCAGAAATTTCCTTCTACAAGCCCTTTGTGCAGTGCAGCAACAACGACGGCGTTTCTCCGGCCCTGATGGCCAGACTGCTGATGGAGAAAGGGAGAAAGGAAGGCTGGCAGTACGGCGTCACGGTGGCCCGGCACTCCAGCAACGGAAAAAACTGGACGGTCAACGAACTGGCCCGCGTGACGGATGAGGTGCAGGGTCTGGACGGGGTGTATCTCATCTACGGAAGGACCTTCGAACTGGACAAGAATCTGGGGCCGACAACGCGGCTGAAGCTCGGCCGGGTAGGCCTTATATAAAGGAGACGACGTATGGGAATGATCCGCGGCATCGTGATATCTGTTCTGGAAGGCATGATCAAGCGGTTTTCCGCATCCGGTCGATCCGATGAAACGATCGAGGATCGGGAATATTTCCAGCATTACGGCTTCACCTCCCGACCGAAGACAGGCGCGGAGCTGATCATCGTCAACGAGGGCAATCACTACGTGGCCGTCGCTTCCGACGACCGCCGCTACCGGGTCGCCGTCGAGGACGGGGAAGTCTGCCTCTATACGGATGAAGGCGACAGGATCCACTTCAAGCGGAACAGGACCATCGAGATCGTCAGCGGCAACAGGCTCAAGGCGACCGTGGAAAATGACGTGGAAATCACCAGTAAAACGGCCCTGGTGACCGCGTCCGTCAGTTGTCAGGTGAACAGCCCCCTGATCAACCTGGGCGGCGACCGCGGCGGGTTGAAGGCGATCTGCGACGAGCGGCTGATCTCCTGGCTCGGTTCCCACACTCACGGCGGGGGATCAACCCCGGATCAATCCCTGACGGCGGCCGATGTCTGCACGGCCATCACGAAGGCGGGATAAAACGGGCATGCAATGGACTTCAAAATAGAAATCGACAATACGACCGGGCTGGCCGCCATGACGTTCGACAAGGCGGACACCATCATGAACAACGTCTGGCTTTCTCTGACGGTACAGCGGGGAAGTTTCTTCGCGAATCCGGGCTTCGGGTCCCGTCTGCACCTGCTTAAACGGGCGAAGCTCTCTGCCGCGACGGCGAGGCTCGCGGAGGATTACTGCCGGGAGGCCCTGCAATGGATGCTGGATTCAGGAAAGGCGACCGCGATTTCCGTAACCGCCGAGCGGGACAGGACGCAGAACATCAACCGGCTGAAGCTCCTGGTGGAGGTGGCCCCGGCCTCCGGGGAGCCCGTGGAATTTTCGGCCTTCGTAACCGTCGTGTGAGGACTTTTAAATGAATTTTCAACGCGATTTCAATGATCTTTTGAACGCCCTGCTTACGGACTGGCGAAACCAGTTCCCTGATGCCGACCTCTCCCAGGGGAGCCTGATTTACATGAAGTCCGCCTGCCTCGCCTCCGCCCTGTGGGGCCTTTACAAGTATCAGGAATGGATCTCGAAACAGATTTTTCCCGATACGGCGGAAACGAAATACCTGGAGCATCACGCCTGGGTGCGGGGTCTTTCCCGGCGTTCCGGAGAAACGGACGAGGAGCTGCTGGCGCGACTGCTGGAATACATCCGCCGGCCTCCGGCGGGCGGAAATAAATACGACTACCAGAAATGGGCGCTGGAAATCGACAATGTGGCGAATGCCTGGTGCATCCCTCTGAGTCAGGGACCGGGTACGGTGGACGTGATCATTGTCGCCGACGAAACAGTCACGGGTTCGGAAATCCCCAGCTCCCATGCCCTGACGGGGACAACCACGGCAATTACGGAAAACAAACTGGTGGACGGCGCCGCTGATTTTATGGCAACCGGCGACGGCGGACCGGTCCGGATCGGCGACATCGCCGTCAATGACGACACCGGCGGCCAGGCAGTAATTACAGCCGTGGACAACGCCACCCAGTTGACTCTGGATACGGACATTTTCAGCTCAATCGGCCAGTCCTACACCCTGAAGTCCCTGACGGCGCAGGTTGGAGAATACATCGACGACGTGCGGCCCGTGACGGTCTCCATCGTCCGCGTCCTGCCGACGGCGGTAACCCTTCAGGATGTCACAATGACCGTCACCGGAACCGTGAACAAAGAGGCTATCGCATCCGCAATCACATCCCTTTTGCGCAGCCTGGTTCCCGGGCAGACCCTGTATCTCAGCCGGCTGATCGCCATCGCCATTCAGGAGGGAGCGACCAACGCGGCGATATCCGCTCCGGCCGCCGACATGTCCCCCGGCCCGTACGAAATGCTCAGGCCGGGAACGATAACCGTATCATAATGAGGCTGAACAATGACCCATGAAGAGGCCCTGAATCTCCTGTTCCCCGTTCGATTGACGGGGGTGCATGCGAAGGACACGGCCAGGGAAGGCGCGGCCCTGGATGACGTGCAGATCTCGGCGGAGCGGCTCCTGACAGAAATGTTCCCCGATGTGGCCCATAGCCTGTTATCGGACTGGGAGCGGATCTGTGCCCTGATCCCCGATGCCGACGCTCCCCTGCAAGCCCGACGCAACGCCGTTCTGAAAAAACTGAGGGAGATCGGCGGATTGTCGCGCTCTTATTTCATCGATCTGGCTGCTTCCTACGGCTGGATCATTGCCATCGATGAACTGCTGCCTTTCATGGCGGGCTGGGGTCGCTGCGGCGATCCGCTCTATGAGGAGCAGGTCCGCTGGATCTGGCGGGTCAATGTCTCGGGCCAGGCTGCCTATTCGTTCCGGGCGGGATCATCCGTCGCCGGAGAACGTCTTTCCTGGTGGACACCCAACATAGAGCTGGAAACCCTTCTGGAGGAGCTGAAACCAGCCCATACGGTCGTGATCTTCAACTATGCATAGAGTGGAAACGCAAAACCCGGCGCTGCAGTTATTATTGAACACTATTGAACAATAAGGAGGAATTATGGCCAAAACAAATTTTGTGGACGGCAATCCCGCC